TCCTTATTGGCTTGTGCTTGAACCCAGTAGGAAATACGAGAAGGCTCATCACTGCGTCTTCCATCTCGTTCTTGTTTGGGCAGACAATATCGTCTGCGTTATCCCAATCGTCTTCGATTACGGGTATGTCATTATCCAGGTTGATTTCTTGTGGGTCTGTCATATTACTCTCCTTAGTTTAGGCATTAAAAAACCCTCAGTCGTCACAACTGAGGGCTTTGGTGGGTGAAAATTTGACGGCTTATTCTTCGCCAGCGTCCTTGAATTTGTATGCGTCAGAGTTCTTAAATCTCTTCAGACTCCATGACACAATGCTATCGAAACCAAGATCGTCTTGGTGATCCCATTTACCAAGTGTATAGCCTTGATCTTCCATGATTTTGACGAATTGACCTGCGTCACCAAGGCAACGTGTTTCTAATGCAATTCCCTTGTGGAAGAAGCGACCACTATAATCGCCATGCCAATCCACTAATGAATCGCCACATTCTAATACGAGTTCTTCGAACTGTTCTACTGTTGGTGTTGTCATCTTGTATCCTTCGTTATTTTAGCGAGGACAGTTTCGACCTCGTCTATGGTTGCGTTATCGACCACAGACCCAACCGAAATCGGCATACAAGTGTATGTCATTGTGAATAGTGGTTGTGTGTCATGGTCAACTTGAGTTAGTCGTAAGCCTTCTCGATTGGCTACGTTCTTTGCGATTGCAATTCTGTCTGTCATTTACCCTCCAAAGATGTTGGTGATGAAAGCTAGTGTGTTGTGAAACCAAGTTAGTATGTGGAGAAACCCAGAGTAGGCATAAGGAAGCCATAGTTCGTAGACGAGTACGGCAACTATGAAAGCCACAAACAAAGCGAACTCTCGAAGTTCTCGTCTGATGAACTTACGCTTTGCCTTGAGTTCTTCGGCTCGTCTTTTCTCGTTTGCCTCCCGTCTGACTTCAGCCAGACGGTGAGACATAGCAATGTCGATTTCTCGTGATAGTGCCTTGTTCATGCTCGGCCTCTCTTTCGAGCATATACAAGACGCATGATTAAGTGCATTGCATTTGGCTGAGTTCGTAGCCAAGCAACTATGTGATTGTCATGTTGAATGTTCATGTGACCTCCAAAAAAATGAGGCCAGACGCATTGTCTGACCTCGTGAGTTTCATTAACAGAGAGTGGTTCGATGTTTCCGTTGCTCTCGCAACGCTGTGTTACAGCTTATAGGGAATAGCAGTTGCTATGCTTGGTGTGTTTTGTCCTACACCCTTGTTGTTTTTCCCTGACCAGCGATACAGATTTCTGTTTCTGGCATTTGATTGGCAACTCCTTTTGGGGAGCGAACAGAGCCTGATATGCCAACGAACTTCGTTGGCAGTGTACTATTCCAAGTGATGTCTTCCTCCTTGTATGTTTGGGACGACAGATTTTTGTCGTTTTGGTTAAGTGGTTGATATGTTAGGTCGAAACCCATTGTTCTTGGCCTCGTGGAGAGGTTTTCAAAACGTCCAAGAAGCCAAAACCCAAGAACACTTCCCTATGAGGGATATACAAACTCAACAAAAACAACGGCTTAGTCGTTGTGGTGTCGAGTTGTTGTCGTTTTTCTTGGGAAAAGTATGCGTTTCCACATACTCATCACAAAAAAAAAGGAAGGAAGGCTTTCGCCCTCCTCCCGTGTGTGTGGGGATTATTTTGAGACGAACTCGATGTACGCCATCACCTGTGCGACTTGAGCTTTGCTCAACTTCGACAATGGGTTGTTCGCAACTTCGACAATCTTCGTGTCCATGCTCTTGCCTTTCGCCTTCGCCTTCACCTTCGCCTTCGCCTTTGGCTTGTCTGCCTTTGCGAAAGCCATTGCGACAACCTCAGAGCCGTCAACTCCGTTGTCCAGAGCGTCAATCGCCCTTGTGTAGCGAGCGACCCAGCCCTCAGATTTGCCCTCACGATCACGCCTTGTCTCGAATTCCGAGTAGACGGTTTCGAAATCGACCTCGCCAGCGTTATATGCGTCCATGATGTCCTTGATTGATTTGCCGTTTGTTGTAAAAGCCATGCGTTCCTCCGTTTGGCTGATTGATGAAAAAGGAAACCGAAATTTCCAACCCATCAAGTTCCCTTATCGCCTATGGGGGGCATACACCCCTTCCCGCCGTTCACGTTTTTCAAGTGTCACCTCCCCCTACCCCAAAACTAATCGGAGCAAATTTTGAAACGTCGAGGCGTATATAAGGAATGCGAAACATGTGGCAAGGAGTTCTATGTCAAAGCCAGTAAGGACGACTGGGTCAAGAATTGTAGCCTAGAATGTAGGCGAAACGCTCCAGCCAAAAGAAAAAAGCAAAGAGAGTTAGAGGAAATGAAAAAAGTATCAGCTTTAGCTACCAGACATGAGTTAACACCCATGCAATCTTCCCAGATCAGAGGCCAGATTGCTGGCTTCGTGCGTAATCAAATAGATATAGCCAATGAAGTAGTAATGGGTGGCACGGATTGGTCGCCAACCCAAGCTCGTGTCTTCGGTATATTACTTAATAAGGTAGTTCCAGACCTGAATGCCAGCTATGTCCAGCACGAACACAACAATAAAGATGTAATAGACATGTCCCGTGAGGAATTAGAACGCATTGCCTCTGGTATTGACGCAATAGATGTAAAGGAGAACCCAGATGAGAGTGAATAACCCCCAGAAAGAGGCACATCTTTCCAAGATTGGCGTAGAAGACTTCGGTTATGCCATGAAAAAGCTAGATCTTTCCGTAGTTCCAGCAGAAAAACGTGCAGATGCTATCAAAGATCACCTAATGGGCATCATGTCTGAGACAATCCTTAACCCCACTGCACGTTTCGACATAGCAATGGCACGAGAGATGTACCGAAAGACAAAGAATGGCGGCTAATACCCAACGTGAAGCCGCAAAATACCTACTAAAATTACGAGATGCCCAAGAAAACTTCCTTGGCTTCGTGAAAATTAACTACCCTGAGTGGGAACTTGCAGATTTCCAGCTAGAATTAATAGATGCCCTAGATAAACTGGAGAAAGGTACGCTCGGTACGAACAATCTCCTCATTACTATGCCACCCAGACACGCAAAGTCTACATTCGGCACGGTTCTTTTCCCTGCATACTTCATGGCTCGCAATCCAGAGCGATATATCATGTCTTGCTCCTATAACTCCCAACTCGCCACAGACTTCGGACGGCAGGTACGGACAGTCGTGGAAGCCAAGCCCATTCACCAAGCCTTTCCAGACTTTAATCTCTCGCAAGACAGCCGTGCTGCCGATGTCTGGCGTACAGAGAACGGAGGAGCGTACTTCGCAGTCGGTATCGGAGGTACAACGTCTGGTCGTCCAGCCAACCTGCTCCTCGTAGACGACCCCATTAAATCAAGAGAAGACGCAGAGTCTATGACTCAACGCAACAAGACTTGGAACTACTACACATCAGCACTAGCCACACGTCTCCAGCCAGAGACAGACCGCACACCCCCAAAGCAAATAGTAATTCTAACTCGCTGGCATCCAGACGACCTTGCAGGTCGCCTTATCGAAAGTGACGACTGGGAAGAAGGACGCTGGACGCACGTTAACTTCCCTGCAATCAAGAAGACACTATCGGGTAAAAAGATAAGCAGACGACACCTGCCTGAAGATCACCCCATGTATATCAAGGCTGGCGATCTCCCAAACAATCCGTCCAAACGCTACATCAAGGAAGAAGAAACTGTAGCCCTGTGGCCTGACCGTTTCTCCCTAGAAGAATTACACAGACGGGAACGCTTAAACCCACGAGAGTTCGCATCTCTCTATCAGCAACAGCCCTACATCGAGGGTGGTAATATAATTAAATCAGATTGGTGGCAGTCATACCCAGAAGATCTTTCTCCAGAAAACTTTCAAACCCTCGTAATAGGGGTGGACACAGCATTCAAGAAAACAGAAACAGCCGACTACTCCGTAGCAATAACTGCTGGCATAGACAGGAACGGCGACATTTATATCGTAGACATTATGCGAGGGAAGTACGACTTCCCCGAATTGAAACAACGCCTGATCCGTTTGAACAATAAGTGGCGAGGAAAAGGTCTTCGTGCCATGTATATAGAAGACAAAGCATCTGGTCAGTCAATCCTCCAAGAACTCAAGCGTGAGTCTGGCATGTCCGTAATCCCCTATAAGGTAGTCAACGATAAGGTAGCTAGAGTAAACTCTATACTTCCCCTCATAGAAGGAGGCCGTGTCTTCCTACCTCAAGCATCCCCTTGGCTCGATGGCTTCGTAGACGAAGCTGTAACATTCCCCAACGGAAACTACGACGACCAAGTAGACGCACTTTCAATAACTCTTGATGTCCTCTCAAGGACATCAATCTCAGTAGACGCATGGGATCTTCAGGGCGATGTAACCCAGTCTTTAAATAATACAAGCGACTTTGAATCTTCTTTCGGTAAATCTCTCAAACTCCGTGTGAGCAAAACATTACCGAAATGGGCAGGGTGGGGAACTCTATAGGACGACAGCATAATATATAAGAGGTAAAAAAAACTATGGCACAATCTTCTGCAACACAAAATTATAGATCTGCGAACTATCAATCTGGCCCGAATGAGGGAATGATCTGCGACCTTTCGGAACATGCAGAGAAGTTGGTAGCTTATGAAGACATCTCCTCCCTCCTTACAGAGGATCAGGAACGCAAGATTGTAGACTACGTTAAGTCCATGATGGATATGTCATACCACAAAATTTCAAAACGCTATGACCATTGGAAGGAAGCAGACAGAGCCCATGATGTTTATGTGCCTCCTGAAGCTACAGAATACAGAGAAAAGGCAGTCATAGCAGACACTCGTGCAATCGCAGACACAGTACTTACATATATGATGGCGGCACTCTCTGGACGTAATCCAATGTTCCAGCTTGAAGGCATGAACCGTAAATCCCGTCAGTCATCAATGATACTGGAGCGAGTACTCCACCAACAGATGAGAAGAACAGCAGGTGAAGCTCGTCTCGCCCAGATGCTTCTCGACTCAATCCGTTACGGCTTTGCCCCAACAAAAATTGTATGGGACGCAAAAGCTAACCAGAATAAAATTGTAAACTTTGACCCTCGGAGAGTATTTCCCGATCCCCGTGTTAACTGGGGCGACTGGGACAATATGCAATACATAGTATTCTCTGACTACGTCAGCTATAATTCCCTCCTCTACTCTGGCCTATATCCCAAGTTGAAGCAGTTCCCTGCCCTTCGCCACAAGCTCACACCTCCAAAGAACGCATGGAACGCTCATCACTGGCACAAGGAGGAGGGAAGAGGACTTTCGATAGACCCAGCCCAACCA